TTGGAGGGTGGATAACTTTTTACGTAGTAGGCTCATTGGTTCAGACTCTAAACACCTCAGGAAGTGTTCAACTCGTAGTTGAATCAGCTGGAGGTTTTGAATTTATGCAGCCCGCTCCCCTCAACGATAATGGTCCTAATCCTAACGCAGACCCCATCGGATGGGCACGTCATGTGCTTTCAGGTCCAGGATGTGATGATATGGCAGGAGATATTCATGAATCGTTTATTCAAATCTGCAATAATACCACTCGCAACCTACCCACTGGTTTCATGAATGCCGTTGCCCCTGGCGGCGACTTTCCTGAATCCTATGGCGGCCATATTTCAGATGCAGAAAAATTCATCCGTCATGATATCGAGAACGGAAAATCCGTCATCTCGGACAACGCCCATCTTGTTGCCCCTGGTGCCGAAGATTACCTTGTTGGTATTACAAGGAATGGTTATAAGACTGATCTGCCTCCACTAAATGCAGACTACTCGGGATCGACTTCAATGAAGGCTGTGACGACCACTGCAACAGGAACTACTGAGTTTACCCCTATGCCACAATACAGGGCATATACCATGAAACAACCAGTAGAAAAGGTTGCCGCAATCCCATACGTTTCCTTTGAACTTCGTAGCATCAGAGTCAAGGAGGGTTGGGAATTCGCCACTGCACAATACGCAGAAAAAGCCACCGTACTGCCCATCAATGTCGCTGGCTGTGGTATAACATCACAAGTCGCAACTACTCTCCCTAATTTGGAGCCGACTGAGTCCATCGTTCTCTTCTGCAATAGCAGGCTTAATTCTATCAACATCCAGACGCAAGCCATTGCTTCAGCTATCAAGGCATGGAGAAAGGGTTCAAGGCCCCAGACTTGCTATGTATACGCTCTCCGATCGGATGACGTACCTGGCCCACTACTACTATTGAGACTCCAGCCCAACGGGATGTTCTCATGTGCTGCGGCAAATGCAGACACCATCATCTACAAGCCACAATCCAGACTGTACTTGGAATTTATGCAGGAGCTTCCTCTTGGTACTCCTCTTCCTCCGACAGCAGGCACGAGTTCTTTCCTTCGCAAGGCAGGTCGCGCAACAAAGGCGATCCTAAATGGCATTGAGCCTAAACTTGCATCCCAAACTGAACTCTGGAATGCTCTCCAGTACTGACGGTGTGGGCTACATGCCCTCAATGCCTTCCTGGTGGGGATCGTATTGCAATGTCTTTACCACCACAACCAACAATATTCGACTTCGTTCCGTCTACCTCTACATCTGCACACCGGCAACCAGCGTTCAGAAATAGTGGAACTAGCGCTTGGAATAATCATCCCACTAATGATTACTACTTATCCAACCAATTTCAGAACCAAATCGACTCTCTCACCAACTTTCGTCGAAGTGATTCTAATACTGACCTTCTGTCTGATCTGCCTGACGTGCCTTCTAACTCGCCAAGTGCTGAGAAATCCAGTCGAAGTCCCCACATGGACTTGGCCGCAGCAGCAATCGGATCTGGGGGAAACGTACTTAGCTCACTTGTTTCCGGTGGTTTCAACCTCGGATCGTCGTTCGTACATTCCTCAGCCCAACGTGATATCGCCACACAAAAACTCGGGTT